CCCCGCTTCAACAGGTGTTCCTTAATTGGAATCCTGCTCTGAAGAGAGGGACCTTTCGGCGGTTTGACAACCGCTGAAGGCATTCTGAGCGCAAGTGAAGAATGTTGTCCGACACGCACTAGTTCGGGTTTCCGTAGTGATACGGAGATATCGTGCTAATAACGTGAAAAGAACAGGTCAAGTAATTGATCCGATTCGAGCCTGGTCGCAGGTGCCACACCCTTGTACCATTGATAGAGATGGTATGAAGTAGTCGAACCCACAACACTGAGAACTATGAAATTGTTTAATTTTTCAGAGCGCTCAGTCGTTGTGGACTGGCAGAAGATCTTGGAAGGTCTTCACCGGCTAGCGACATCCTTTAATCGGATGTCGCTAGTCATCCTTGGACGACATACTAAGGGTTGGTCGATTGCTGCTTATTCGCTCGCCAAGTCGGTCCACAAGCTTAACAAGCAAGGTGGACCGGCCTTTTGTTCTGCTTACCTTAAGGTATCAAACACAGCTTTGCTCAATTATTTGAGTAAGGATTTGTCGATATCAAAGTTAGATAAGCAGATGTACAGTCCTCGTTGCTCCTTAACGAGACAAGGGATTCCTAGGATAGTCCTCTCTAAGCATCGAAAGATTCTCAGAGCAGGAGGACCTGAATCCGTCGTGGTCGCCCGATGGTATTTGTCATTGTTCGGGTTTTACCGAACTTATACAAATCTTCGCAAGCGCCCTGACTTGTCTCCTATATGGAGGAAAGGGGGTATCATTAGAATGACTGGGAAGGAGTCGTTTTATTCGACTCCCAACTTGTGTCGGGGGAAGCATACAGTTCAAGAAGACCTTATGGGTTGGATTACTACTATGTTTCCTCGCCTAGTGTCTGGTCTCATGAAGAAATTTCCGAGTGAGATCACCCTAGGATTCCAGTGGTTACCGTCGTGGTCCGGTGGCCCTAACACCCGATTGACTGCCAGTGGCACGTCAGTTGAAGTCTTAAGGCATGATCTCGCTCATTGGAATCATGAGATTACGAAAGTTCTCCCTCCAGGTGAGGAGAACGAGGATAGGGAAAGGTGGGTATACTTAGTATCCGCTTATCTCTATCCTTATCGTAGTCTCAATGTTCCGGTGACCGAATCCCGGTTAGAACCGAACTTCGACTTTGTTAAGTTGATTACGGAACTATCCGCACCGAAGGAGGGTAAGTGGGGGAAGTTAGGTTTGAAGCATGAGGGAGGAGGAAAGGTCCGAGTATTTGCCATGTTGGACTCTGTCCGACAGGCATTACTTAGACCTGTACATAATTGGATTATGTCCGTTTTACGGTCCATACCCAATGATGGTACCTTCGACCAGCTCAAACCTCTGTATGCTCTGAGAAAGAAGAAGATAAAGAAACTTTATAGCTTCGATCTCACATCAGCAACAGATAGATTCCCAATTTTCCTTCAAACACGAATGTTGGAAGGATTCTTGGGACCCCCCATAACGTGTGCCTGGCAGCAGATCTTAAAGTTTCCTTTTGTTGCACCTTTTGCAAAAGGTTTACCTTCGATCCGCTTCAAGATGGGTCAGCCCTTAGGGGCTTACTCATCCTGGCCGGCATTCGCACTTACTCACCACGCTTTTGTACAATATTGCGCGAGGAAAGCAGGTTTTCCGGGTAACAGGTGGTTTCGAGACTACGCCATCTTGGGCGATGATATTATAATCGCTCATGAAGGCGCAGCCCGAATTTACAAGGATCTTATTTCTCTTCAAGGAGTCGCTATGTCGCATCACAAGACTATTATCTCTGATAATGGGTCTTGTGAATTCGCAAAGCGTTTCCTATGGAAAGGCGTGGACATTAGCCCGATATCCTTTAAAGAGGTATATTCGATGCGAAGGTCTACTTCCCTTTCCTTAGTGAAGAGATTAAGAACCTTTAGGTCGGTTCATAGGAAGGAACCGTACCGATGGTTCGGGGCGAGTCATAAAGTGATGCCTAACTTCCTAAAGCCCTTCAAGGGCCGCTGGAAAAGGTTTCACGTTATGCTTACGTCTCCATCTGGTCCTTTCCCACTACCATTTATATGGTGGTGCTCTCAGTACACGACTCATCCGTTGGATGAGCGGGTCACTGCTAGAGTTCATCAAGAGCTATTAGATAAATGGCAATTCTCCTTCGAACCAGAAGGTATACCTTCTGATCGCGAGGATGGAATTGTTGAGGATGTTTTAATGGGGAGACCATGGATTCGTTCATGGTTAACTGTTAGTACTCCGTTTCTATTAGCCCTGATGGGGGATAACCCGATCACAGCATGGTTTCACCGTCCCACCGTACCCAGTACTCCTGAACGTCCTAGGACCGAAAGGTCTTTTAGGATGGGAAAGGTTTACTGGATCTATGATAGGATGGTAGCTGTGTCCAAATTACCAACCCTGAAGAGCTTGGGCAAGTAACAGAGCCCAAGTTTAACGAGATTGTCTCCAAGATAAGTCTTTATGCGCATTCTGAGCGCTATCGGTCCGGTAAATCGGGCTCTCACGAGTCCTCCCTGCCGGGTAGCCGAGGGAGAGTCGGAGGTTGTTCCTCTGGCTCTCTCACGGGGGGATGGGAAAG